GCGCCAAGAGAAAGAATGGAAGCCCCGCGACTACGAGGGCGCAGTCAAAACCTACTACCGGTTTGAAGATGTACCCATTGATGACGGCCAATGGCTCATCATGGGCAGCACCAACTATCTTTTGAATCCTATCCATGAATGGCTCAGAGCCTCTGGAATCCTTTTTGAGCGCTCAGGTGTACCAAGCCTTAGCCTGACCCTTTTAAAAGCCGTACAGGCATGGGAAAAGCTGCGCAAAGGGGAGTTCCTGTATGGCGATGAGATCAGAAACGTCTACAAGTACATTGGCGCTGAATACATCACCAAGGGCTACCGCACTTTCAAGGGCGAAGCGCTCCTTGAATACAGCATCAAGGACCTGCAGAAAAGCTTTGGCCTTCAAACCGATGCAATCTGGCATGAAGCCTTGTCCCGCATTACCGAAGACAAGCGTTTCTACCTGACTGCGGTCCTCAGGCGCGGAACTAAGCTTTCGACCATGGGCCGGATTAAACTGTCCACGATCCACGGAGCCAAGGGCGGCGAGGCGGACAATGTGCTGCTGCTCATGGACCTCTCACCAAGATTTGCAAAAGAGTACGCAAGTAACGGGGACAATGTCCACCGGCTCTTTTACGTGGGAATAACCCGCGCAAAACAAACACTTCACCTTGTGCTGCCAAAACATATAGAAAAAGGCTTCAAAATATGAAAAAGACAATCCCACTTTTCCCTACAACCACTGAGTGGGTGGCTCCGGAAGTGTTCCCTAACCTGTCAACAGCGAAAGAAATAGCAATTGATCTCGAAACTTGCGACCCCAATTTGGAATCCATGGGCCCGGGATGGCCTCGGAACGACGGTTTCGTTGTCGGCTACGCCATTGCCGTCGATGGATGGTCTGGATATTTTCCGGTGGCGCATCAGGGTGGTGGAAATCTGGACAGACGCAGAGTGGAAAGATGGCTCACGGACGTACTGGCTTACCCTTCCGATAAGGTTATGCATAACGCCGCCTATGACTTGGGGTGGCTACAAGCAAGTGGTTTTAAGGTCAACGGACGGATCGTTGATACCATGCTCGCTGCCCCAATTCTTGACGAAAACCGCTTCAGCTATGCTCTCAACTCGTTGGGATTCGACTACCTACAAGAAGTCAAGTCAGAGCAAGGGCTCAAACAAGCCGCTGCGGACTTCGGAGTTCATCCAAAAAAAGAACTTTGGAAATTACCCGCCATGTATGTGGGAGAGTACGCTGAGCAGGATGCAGCGCTCACACTGAAACTGTGGCAAGCATTCAAGATCCGCATGCGTCAGGATGAAGTGGAATCCATCTTCAACCTCGAAACAGAAGCCTTCCCCGTCCTGCACAACATGACAAGCCGCGGCATCCGGTTTGACCGGCCCAAATGTGAGCGGTTGATTGACCAATTAATCGCCCGCGAGAAACAAATCCACAAAGACCTCAAGTCACTTATCGGATCCAACGTCGATATCTGGGCCGCACAAAGCATCGCCTTAGCTTTTGACAAGCTTCATCTGCAGTATGCAAAGACCGATAACGGCCAACCGAGCTTCACAAAAGGCTTCTTGGATGGCTGTGAGCATCCGATTGCCAAGATGATTGTGGAGGCGCGCGAGACCAACAAAACGCACAGCACCTTCCTGCAGCCGTACCTTAACTTCAGCGCCAAGACGGGGCGGATCCATCCGCACGTCAACCAGATGCGCTCAGACGATGGCGGCACCGTTACAGGACGTCTGTCCATGGCCAATCCCAACTTGCAGCAAGTCCCTGCCCGACACGAAATCATCGGCCCCATGGTGCGCAGCCTGTTCCTTCCCGAAGACGGCGAGATGTGGGCATCAAATGACTTCTCCTCACAGGAGCCGCGCCTCTTGGTCCACTACGCTTCGCTCCTCGATTTGCCCGGAGCCGACAAGATGGTGGACGCCTATCAGAACGACCCCAACACCGACTTTCACCAGATGGTTGCCGACATGGCCGGCATTAAACGCAAGGCTGCCAAGACCATTGGCCTTGGCTTGATGTACGGCATGGGCAAGAACAAACTGGCAGCACAACTGGACCTGAACCTAGACGAAGCGTCAGAGCTTATCGACCAATTCCACAGGAATGTCCCGTTCCTCAAGGGCACGGTGAACGCCGTAATGAAACGAATCGAGCATCCCGCATCAGGCGGATCCATCCGCACCCTTCTTGGACGCAAGTGCCGGTTCCCACTGTGGGAGCCGATGGAGTGGGGCGTGAACAAAGCTCTCCCACGTGAGCAAGCCGTCATGGAATACGGCCAACGGATCAAGCGCGCAGGCACCTACAAGGGTTTAAACCGACTCATCCAAGGCTCGGCTGCCGATCAGACAAAGGCAGCAATGGTTGCACTAGCTCGGGAGGGGATCATGCCCATGCTGCAGGTTCATGATGAACTGGCATTGAGCGTCAAGACAAAGGAAGAAGCGCAGCGTGCAGCAGAAATTATGGCAACGTGCGTGAATATGCAAGTCCCCAGTCGGTGCGATGTGGAAGTCGGACCGAGCTGGGGTGAGGCAAAGTAACTATGCGGTCTCAACCTCTTTGAGGTTGACCCAACAGGGCTTGACATAGGTCAGCCTGTTTTCTGCCAACTTGCGCATGTGGCCTTTGCGGTAATGCGCGCAAGGCGAGCCATGTGCAAAATCACCACGCTGAAGCGCTTCAATTGCCGCGTCCCGCTCACCGACGCCTACCTTAAGACTGTGGAGCAGCCGAAGCTTGTGCATCATCCTGATGCCCGCCATCCCTCCGGCAATGGCATTTAATCCCAGAGGTGTTAGCGTGAACCGCTGCACCGCATCTTCTTCCATCTCATAAACCTCCTTCAAGGTTTCTGCCGAACCGCAAAGTTGGATGACAGGATGCATAACAATCTTTTCCTGTAGCAAAAAATGCCACACCGAATGGAACAGGAAGCCTGTGTTGTTGCGTGCTTTGTCACCATGCTCCGCGAACCGCGTCATGAACCCACGCTTTGTAATTCCAATGTAGCCGCGTCTCAACGGCTCACTTGTCTCATCCGTGAACCTGTCGTCCCTGTCATTGATCTTGAACCGGATGTGATAAATCGCATACTTCTGAATGGGCTGCTTGTCGTAGGCCAAGTGCAACGGGATGTCAACGCGCATGGCAATGTTTTCACTTATGTCAATTACAGCATCTTCAATTAAAGGCGGACTAGACAAAGCACATACCATCAGCCTTGAACTGCCGTCGCCATCTCTGATGATTGGTTCAGTTAATTGCAGAAACTTAGGCTGCTGCGTTGCCCTGTCCATCCAAAACACCACGCGGACGTGGATACCATCTTTGGCATCCACGCCCAATGGATGCGCCTTGGCTTGCTCCAAGGCGCTTTGAACCTTTTTGCATAGTTGCTTGTTTAAAAAGCAATACTCAAGGTTTTTCCATTTCATCTGACCCGTCCTTCCAAGCGATCAGCCACCAACTTAGCGTAGCCGGCAATATCTAGCCAGTGGTCAACCACATCAGGATTGCCGTTCACAATGCGGCCAATCTTGTGGATGATCATGTCCATGGCCTCGGCCTGATCATGTGCCAACGTCTTGTCACGATTGTTCAAGGCATTCAACACAACACGTTTCAACATCTGCATGACTTCAGCGCCCTCGATGAACTTGCCGTACTCCACGGCCCGAGCGTCAAGGGTTGCATCCACTTCGTCTTCGTACATCTCAATTCCCGTTTGCTTATGCTCTTGGGAATCTTCTGTTGCAAGCTCGTCCAACATTCCCATGTCTGCAAGCGCTTGGACGTAGTCCTGATCAGAGAATCCCAATTTCTTGGCAATCTCTAATTGGGTGCGATTTATTGTGTACCGTTTAGGTGCAGGAGCAAGCGTGGCCAACTGCTCAGACCTCTTGGGGAACACAAAGCCTTTCTTCTTCATTGTGTTACGCAGAACATAGATGGATTGTTTGGTCAGGCCAAACCGCACTGCTACCTCATTTGGTGCTGCAGCAGGATTACTCTGCATAAATGAGCGTGCGCGTGCGGTTTTTGTATTTTTACGTTTAGTGGCTTTCATATTGGACTTTCTTCATATTGCGATTGCTCGCGTTGGGTTGGTTTAGGAAAGAACTTTGGGTCAAGTCTTGTGAATGGCCACCACGCCATCAGTTGTTCTTGACTCAAAGGTTTTTGGGGCTCTTGGGACTGCAGCTTCTTTTGAATTGTTAAAGACTTCATAATATTTCTTAGGCATCGGTGCCTTCTTATCTAACAGGTTGCGCAGCCATTCCGCGCCACCTAATTGGTTGAGAATCATCCACTGTCTGTCAGACATCCTCACTTGTCTTCCGATCAGTGGCTCGGGTGGTTTTGGCCTTGGCATGTTGTATTAAATTCCTTGTCGTTACTCGTTTAGTCCAGCAGCAAGCGCAAATCCACTTTGCTGCACTCATTTGTATTCCACCTTCCGGTGGCCGCTTCTCCTCGCATTTATTACAAAGTTGTAATTGATGCACTGGTTGTTTGCTGCCCAATTGCAAGTGTTGATTTGTGAAGCTCATCTTCCATCTTCTTTCTTAAAAATTCTTGGTAATCCCCTTGGTATTTTCTCACCCCGAAGTGATCACACGTGTAAGCCACATCAACAAAGATCTTGAACCCCACGTCCGTTAGCTTCTTGCAAAGCTGCACATCCTCAGAAATCAATCCCCCGTCAATGATCTGCAGATCACAGATCAAGCGCCGAGGCTTGTCCTCAAAGTAAGGCGTCGATTGCTCCCAAACAGCCGTCATGGCCGCACGAGAAAGGCGCAAGAATCCAGTGCCAATGCACTCGACCTCTAGCAGATTCACATACGGGTTCCAACTGTGCTTCCAAGGGTCCTCAGGACGCAAGTTATAGCGTTCCTCATCCACCTTCATCGGAACAGGGACCCCCACAACATCCACGGGATGGTCAATCAGATCAAAGAAAGCCTGTGCGTCAAAGGATTGGTCCGAATCAATGAAAACAATGTCGTCCACCCCCGCGTCATAAGCTTCCCCAAACAGATTGCTTCTCGCCTTTTGCAGCAGCGCCTCACCCATCCAGAAGTTAAGATTCAACTCCAAGTCAGGCCTTTCCACCGCAGCGCGCTGAAAGATCACAGCCATCGTGACCGCAAAGTCACAGACAACCTTGCCGTCATAAGACGGGCAAAGAATGGCTACCTTGCGTTTAATCGGGCTCACGTTTTCATATTCCTGATATAGGCAGCGAAACTGCCCGTTGTGTCCGGCCCGAAAGCCTTCATCTTCTCAATCTCCTTGGCCACCTCTTCAAGGACCAAGTTGCGTTGCGTAGACAAGACCCATGGATCCTCTTCAAGCTGTTCAATGACCATCTGGCGCTTACGCCAACCCATGGCCTTCTCCCAAATGCTTAGTTCTTTCACGTTTTCTTCTCCTCAATGTTGTAAAACCAATCGTCGCCCGCGGACCACTTGCGTGTGCCATCCACTGTCCACAACCTCTGCGCTGCTTGGAAGTCAGGAAACTTCGTATCAGCAGGAACAAGACTCTGGTCATACCAGAGGCACCGGTTGTTGGGCTGACAGGCAAACTGCCCGTTGTCCAGAGCAATGAAGTTAAAGCTCTTGTGCTCCTCGGCCGTTTCTGTGAATCCAGTGTCCAAGTCCATGCCATCAGCACAGAAGTCCACAGTGAACAGATAGCGCCCGAAATGCCATTCCTTATCCTTGCCAAGGAACTTCACACCAAGATTGCGCAGGCCAATCTTTTCAATGATGGTGAATTGATAGCCCATGCAATCCCATAACTGCAGGGTGTCAATGGGCAAATTACCGTGGTCCGCGTGCCACACATAAGCATGAATCGGCAGCTTGTCGTACAGCGCCCCGTAATGCGGCAGCAGGGATTCAATCCTGAATACCTGACCGCGCAGCGCCTTCAAACTGACCCACACCGCCGGCTCCAACTCCCCATGGCCCTTGTGATCGTTGTACAGAAACTCACGTTTTACAAAACACTTCAGGGGCGGCAGGGATGCCACGATATAGCTCATGCTTGCTCCCTCGCTCGAATGGCGGTAGCAAGGGTTTCTGTACCACCATGCCAATCGCTCCAAGCTTCCACTACCTTGGCACACGCCTCACGCTCATGTTCTGCTACCAGTTTGGCAAAGTCATCTAATTCAACACAAATATCGAATGACTCCATGCCCACTTCTTTTGCCATACGAACAATGTCTTCTCTGGTCATTTTTCGGGCTCCTCATATTTGCTGCACTCTTCCAACCAAATAGGGTCAAAGTTCCACGGCCAATGGAACCAACCCTTCTGCGCTGCGCGCGCATTGCCAGAGATCAACGCCTTGGGCTCCAAGCACTGGATGTGATGCGTCATGGGCAAAGGATCATGGTTCACGCACTTGTGGCAGTTAGGCCGGTCCACCTGCGGTTTGTAGTCTTCAAGATTGCTCATCAAATTCGTCCTTTATCTTCTGACGATTGATCATGGCCTGCATGGGATCGATATCCCCCATCAGCACTTCAAGCAGCAGACGATCTATTGCCTTCAAGTGCTTTTCCAATGCCGCATTCTTGGTAACCATCTCACCGCATGCGGCAACATATGGCCGCAGGATCTCTACCTCGCGTTCTGCATTCATACAACGTTCCTCATCTCTTCAAAATAAATAGGTGCGTCCTGCTCAATCCGAAAAATCACATCCGGATGCAAAACCCCGCTCAAGTCCACATTACTGTTAGGCAAGAACACCGAAATCAACGTCCATACCTCAGGGTAGTCCGGCTCCAACTTCAAACCAGACATGGGCTCAACAGAACCAACCTCGGCCGGCTCATACTCAAAAAAGCATTTGAGCGCTAAACCCAACTCATCGCACTCGTACAAAAATTCATGCATTTGTTACCCCACAGTCAAAATTATTAGAAAACCCACAATCAACGACCCTAACGTCACAGGCCACAAGGGCACAGGACGATGGATCGAGGACCATCCCATCAAAGCTGCCTGAACAAGCTCCTCGGAACTCGTCATCTCAGGAGGCTTTGGCTGATACATCAAACCAATCTGCACCTTCCCCGTGTTAAATGGCGTCACGCGCCCGTTTGTGCTGCTTACAGAGGTGAATTCATGCGCATTAGTGATCATAAGAAGCTCCCATTTCCTTTTTGGTCTTTAACGCATCCTTATACGCCTGCTCAAAGCCTTCTAAAAAGACTTCAACAGGCACGTCTAATTCTGCAGTCAGAATGGCTGAGGAGACAAGGCACGCGTACCATGCCTGTGATGGTTTTACAAAAGTAGTTGAGCAGAAGTTAATCAAAGTCTGCGCATTGTCCATGATCTGTTCGATCTGTTTATCCGGTGTGTGTGGTAATTTACCCATGTCACTATCCTTTCTTTGTTAATGGTGTTTGTCTAAGTAGACAGGGTTATTATCATGCTTTTATCTAGTTAGGTCAATTACTTGGAATGTACTATTTCCTAGGGGTTTTCCCTTGGTTTTGGGGTTTTAGTGTGCTGCGCTATGGTACTGGGTGGATATACAGTGGTGGATTTGGGTGGGATGGGGGACCGAGGACCGAGGGTCAAAAAGGGTGAAAATGGCTCAAAAAGTAATACTAAGGTTTAGGTGCTATAGACCTTTTAGGGGTAAGGTATGTTTTTTTTTTTATTTTTGTGAGATTTGGCGTAATAGACGTAATGGTGTAAGAACTGAATGAAATCAATACGTTACGAGCATTCGGCAAATTACGTCTGGAGATTCAATGTAATATTTCTAGGGGGGCTCCGCGAGATGAAAAGTGAAAAAATAAAAACACACTACACCCTCCAAAAGTTCTATAGGGAGCCCTGATTGCTTTTGTTGGTTGACTCTTTGGGCGACACTCGTTATACTCGTGGTAGTTCTTTTACGGGAGTTAATGATGGTACACATTGATCAGGGAATAGCCCTGCCAACTAATCGATCCAAATACCCTTTTGGGGAAATGGAGGCGGGGGATAGCATTCTGTTTGGCGTGCGCAAGCAAGCTGAAAGCTGCAGAGTGGCTGCCCTTCGGTTTACCCGAGTGCATCAGCCTAAATGGGTGTTCACGTTGCGCAAGGTGGACAATGGTTGGCGTTTGTGGAGAATCAGCTAATGGCCAAGAAAGACGTTTGGAATGTTCCCCCTGTCATGCCTGACAAGGCACAGAAACGAATGTCTACTGAGGTGGCCCCGCTGCGGCAGCAGCGCAGGAAGCTAACAGCCAAGGAATGGACCTTTGTCACTGAGCTTGTGAGTGGCGATGGCCGCACCACAATGAAAGAGGCAGCCATCAGGGCGGGGTACAAGTCGTCCAGCGCTTCTGTGATGGCATGGAAGCTCACAAACCCTGATATCAACCCCCATGTGGTCTCTGCCATTCAGGCCTATCGTGCTGACTTGGCGTCCAAGTACAACACGTCCTATGAGCGCCATATGCGCGATTTGCAGATCATTCGCGATAAAGCTTTGGATGCCGGTGCATTTGCAGCAGCCGTCCAAGCAGAGTATCGTAGGGGCCAAGCCTTGGGAACGATCTATGTGGAGCGCAAAGAGATCCGCCACGGCACAATTGACAGCATGAGCAAGGAAGAGGTGCAGCGCAAGCTTGACGAGCTTAAAAAGCTGTATGGTGGGCCTCCACCCACTGCCTTGATCGATGCGGACACTGGAGTGGTGATTGAAAGTGCAGCAAGAGAAAAAGATCCCGAATTCGACGCGGGAGTGGAGCAGCCTCCGCTTGACATCTTTGAGCGAGGTTTGGGGGGATCAGATGACACCTGAAGCTAGATTTTCGGCTAGGGTGAAAGCCGGCCTTGTCAATTGCTCAATTGAACGCATTGAGAATCGGGTGAACCTTGGCATTCCTGACATGTTAGTTGGTGTCGGGGAATACTTTGTTTTGATGGAATTGAAAGTGGTGGCCAAGGGATTAAAAGTTGGGCTGCGTCCCCATCAAATTGCTTTCATGACTCGGCATGCTGCCAAGGATAGGCCTTGCTTTATTCTTGTGCTTGACATGGGTAATACACTACGCCCCTCGACCATTCGTTTGTATCAGGGGAGCGATGCTATGAAATTGGCTGCAGAGGGCATAAAGCTTGAACCCATTCGCTGTTGGCCATCGCGTGGCATGCCATGGGGGGAACTAGAGGAAACCCTAGGTTTAGTAAAATAAATGTAAAAAAGTGTTGCAAGGTACAAAAACCTTGCTATACTGGCGATGCCGGTGCTTGATCCGGTGCTTAGAAAGGATAGAGAGATGGCAGTTTATAAAATACGTCTTTGCCGAACAGCATATGCATTTACTACAGTAGACATTGAAGCAGTAAGTGCGGATGCTGCAGTGGATAGAGCATTAGACTATTCAGGGGATTACAGTTATTTGGAAAAAGATGCCGAATATTCAGTTGAAGCAGTAACCGAAACAGAAAGGATAGAGAAATGAAAACCTACAAAGTAGTTGCAGCAAGTACAAGCTACGTCTATTGCTTGGTCCAAGCAGAAGACGAGCAGCAAGCATGGGATAAGGCACGCGAAATCGATGGCGGTGATTTTGATGACGCGGGCTATGGCAGTTGGATCATTGACACTGTTGAAGAGGTGACAAAATGAAAGAATTATTAAGAGATATAGAAATGGGTTTGGTGCTTGCGGGGTATTACATTGAGGATCATTGGGGTGATCCAAATGAGCAATACGAAACAGATTGTAAAACCTTAGAAGAAGCACAGGCAGCATTTAAAAAATTACAGGAGATTGCAGAATGAAAAATTTGAGCTTTGATGAAGTGGCTTTTCTTGACGTTTATCAGCATGCCGTTGCTGTTGCTTCGCGTGCTGATGTAGTTCGCTTTTTATCTGCTGATCCGGACGAGCGCAGCAGCCGCGAATTTTGCGATTCGATGGACGATGTTTATTCGTCGATTGCTGATGCGTATGAGGTTTGGTTTTGCGCTTTGAAGCATGCCCGAACGAATAAAGGCATGACTGTTCGCACCTTGTCGGCTGCGCTCGCTAATTTGCCGCAAGATTTGCCCGTTTTGATTTGGGACGCCGGCACCCGTTTAGGGATTGCTCATATTGACGACAGTTTCATAGAAGACGAATACCCGCGCCTTGAGTTGAACACCGACCGCGACGATTAACCTAGAAAGGATAGAAAATGCCAATTTACAAATATGACGTGTGCTTTCCCAACTCCCAGAGTGTTGTTCGCTCTTTTCCTTCCCTTGTTCGCGCTCGTGACTTTATGCGCGTTATGTCGGCCGATGACTTGCCTTTTTTGGTGATGCCATGGGACGAAAACAGCAGTCCCTTAATTGTGCGACGCGTGAAAACCCCTAGAAAATATCACACACAAAAGGCCGTTAAAGTTGATATACTGGGCCCTTCATCAACAGAAAGGATAGAGAAATGTTAAAAACAGTCAGAATTAGCGCCAACAGCAAAACCGGCCCAATAGCAGTTACTTATCGCAGCGGCGAACATGAAACTTACGGCACGTGCCCCACAAGCTGCAGCCTTCACCCTAAAAGTGAAACCGGCACATCACAAATTGACAGTGAATATTTACAAGCTGTTTTTGACAGCGTGCCCCGTGGTGGTCAAGCTTGGACATATTCGCATTTTGCGGCCGAAGCGCTCCCGCTGCCGAAGCCAAATAAAACAGTGATAAACGCAAGCTGCGACACTACGGCCGAAGCAGTGCGCGCCGTAGAATTAGGCCGGCCCGCTGTGTATGCTGCGCCCCTAGAATCGGCCGATCAGTGGCCGCGTAAAATCCACGGCGTACAATTTGCCCGTTGCCCTGCTGAATTGGCCGACAATTTCAGCTGCCAACAGTGCGGCGGCGGCCGGCCATTGTGTGCACGTGGTGCGCGTGATTTTGTTGTTGTTTTTGTTGCCCATGGCACCGGTAAAAAGAAAGTGGGAACTGATGCGACCGGCGGCTGTTATGCTGCAAGCGGCCCGACAGCGATTCAATGGCACAACACTAGAAAAAACGGCGCTGCTAATGATGCTGCAGCGCTTCGCGAATTTGTGCGCACTCTCCCGCATGGATCTTTTTTGCGCCACCATATCGCGGGCGATTGTGGGCGGGAATTGGGGGCCCCTTGATCATTGCAATAATTCTTATTTTTTGGGCGCTGTGGTGGTTACTTGATCAATTTGAAAAATAATTGTAAATAAATCGTACAAAGTGTAAAAAGTATGTATAATTCAAGCACCGGCACAAAAAACCGGTTTTTATCAACTTAGAAAGGATAGCGTAATGGCACACATGATCGACACAACAACAGGCACAGCAGCAATTGCTTATTCAGGCCTTGCACCATGGCATAAGCT